TACCTGGAGTACCTGGCGTAAGTAATCCTAGAGAATCATCAGAACCATCTTCTACAAATACTCCACCATCAGTAAAGTCTCCAGTAATACCATCAGTGAGATCAGTATTAGTAGGAGTAGCTCCAATAATATCACCAACAATAACTGTTCCTGGAGTATTTCCTGGCAAATCAGTTAATACAGTATCAGGATCTGTTTCAATAACAGAAGGATCTGAAGATACGATAGATGGTGTGGTGAATGTTCCATTTGGTGGTATAGGAATTGCAACATCAATTCCTTCACCAATAATTGTAACTAATTCGATTCCTGTATCTCTATCATAAATGGGTATTGGTGGAAGTCCTGGTGGAACAAATATTACTGGTTGGAATCCTCCAATATCATCATTGAAGTTAGGATTTCCAGCTAAATTAGGATCTTCAGGTATTCCTGGTTCTAAATTGGGACCTGTACCTGAGTTCGGATCTATATCGGTAAAGAGTTCTTCACCTGGATTAGGATCTACACCTTCATTAGGATCGAAATCTGCGTCGGGATCTACTCCTGAATTATCTATAGGACCTGTATTTGAATTGGGGTCTGTATTTGTATTAGGTTGGATTAACTGTATTTCATCACCCGGACCACCGACTCCAGTATTTGGTGGAACAACAAATGAACTACCATTTGTATCTCTTATGATAACATCATTCGGGTCACTTGGGAAGGTACTAGATCCATCTGGAGCTTGTAAATATCCTTGTCCGGGTTCAAGAACAATAGCACCAACAATTTCTACATCACCACCCGATTTAATGGTAGTGCTTGGTTCTCCTCCACCAGCAGTAGTAACTAATGCAATTTGACATCCACCACCGGAATTATTATTGGGATTAACAACACAACCTGGAGTTGCAGATAGATTTCCTCCAGTATCACTAAATGTACAACCCATAACTTGACCATCAGCAGATACGATACATTCTGCACTTATCTCAGAATCTTCATCCTGCATATTTGTAAATGTTAGAGTTGGAGCATCACATGGGACTTGAGTGGTACTACATTCTCCTCCTCCTCCACCACCACCAGATCCAGCAACTTCTTTTAGCAAATCACCAAGTTCCTCACTTACTTCTGCTGCTTCATTCTCACCATTCCAAAAACTCCATCTGTTTGTATACTTACAGTTAGGAGTTTCATCACATTTTAAGAAATTTAAAAGACCAGTAATAAAATCAAGAACTTCAAATGCTCCAGACGCAATATCTGCCGCGGCACCGATAACATTCTCAATACCACTTAATGCGGATTCGATGCCACTGGTAATATCACCAATAATATTACCAATCATATCACCAACCATTTTTTCTGCCGCACATATTGGTGCAACAACAAAACCATCGACAATTTTCTCAATAAAACCTTTAGCAAGGTCAAGTAAGGTGTCTATAATTTTTTGAATTACACATCCTAATCCACCTGCAGCTTCAGATTCTTTAGTTGCAAATACTTGTCTAAGATTAGGTGGAATTAATTGACCTGCAGCTGCTGTAATTTTGTTGAATTCTTTGAGAGCAAACTCTCTCATCCTACCAACAATCAACTTAAACATTGAAGCAACGAAAGATGCTGTAGAATCTACAATGTTTTGAATATTATTTTTTAAATCACTTGCAGCACCTAAAAAGGAATTTGCTTGTGATTTTAAGAAATTAATAATCGATAATGCTTTTTGAATAAAACCTTGGATATTTTGTATTGGTCCACCACCACCTTCACATTCAATATTTTTCTTTCTTACTTCAATAACATCACCATCGGTTTTTTGATCATGTCGTTTAACATCATCTAATGCACCATCTGCAGTGCATCCTTCTTTGCATGGATGTGAACCTGGTTTAGTATACAAATCATGAGTTGCAACTTTTTTGTTGCCAGTTATTCCCATAAATCCAGTTCTTGGAATAAAACCATCCTCTGGATCTCCACCAAATAATCGAGTTTGTGGATTATTTGGAAGTGTTCCAAAAATTATGGGTTGTCTTCCCTCTTCACCATCAAGATAAAATCCCATGACAAAAGATCCTTGTGCAAGGACTACTGTCTCACCATATCCACCATGCCCAGAACCAGCAGTAACTGGAGCAACGACATCTGCCATGTCTAATTGCTCATCTGGAACTATCTTAACTTCTGAATCTCTACTGAATATTCTTACACGATATCTTTTACCCCAACCAGAAACAGCATCTCTACTATGCAAATGTAATTGCTCATTTCCAATCCATGTGTCTTCGTCAACAACTTGACCAAGCCACCAATACATTGAATTTTTTCTTACATTATCTCGTAGATATGCTGGTCCTAGATTATTCATGGTTCTTCTCTTTCCTTAACAGTTTTCCAGAAATATGATTCTTGATCACCTAGTCCCATTCGATCATAACCATTCTCGACCTGATAGTATACCGTTGAAACTTTGAAGTCTGGCATCTTGGGTTCTGGTGGTGTCAGACTATTATCATAAATTCTAGTTCTGTTATTGGGATACAGACAATATTGCCCATTCACAAGTTCAATTAAATTGTGAGATTTATGTTCTGAGGGATTTTCTGATGTTGCATAATCTACAATATCAGGATCTTGGTGATAGTTATCTATAGTACAAACATAAGTTCCACGCATAGTTCCATGATCTCTAGTATAAACTTCATAGTCCATAGAACCAATAAATTGCTTTTGAATAGCAACTACACCATAATCCATACAGTTCCAAAATTGAAGATTTTGTAAACTCATATCTGGATCTGGTAATTCTGGGTCTGATAAGAATGCACTAATAGGCAACTTATCATACATTGCACCGTACTCAGGAAGATAAGTTTCAAAGTAAAATGCTCTTCCGGGGATAGATTTTGCAGAAACCCAAACACCTTTTACAAATTCACCATGACCACTTTGATGGTCAGTTAGATATTCTTTTCTTACCCATACTTCAACAGAGGGAAGATTACAAATTAATGCTGGCATAACTTTTAGTCCTCATAAATTCTACACTCATCTGCATCTGGATTTTCATCGCAATACATTTCAAATGATGTTGGATCATGATGATCTCCTGCCTCAATATCTCTCTTATGTTCTTTAGCATAACGCTCAAGATGCTCCAATTCATCAGCAGTATGCCGACGCATCTGAGGAGAAATTGTAGGGTCTTGGAGAATCCTTTCATTCTTTGCAATGTGATCTTCGATAGATTTTTCCATTACTTTTGCATGATGGTATCTCTGACAATATTTAGACGAGTATAACAATGTTCTGCATTTATTAAATGTGCTACATCTACTACCAAATAATTGCCACTTTTTTTCTTTGAAACTTTTAAATTTAGATCTTTTGGAGAAATTTCTGGAAAACTACACTCAATTATGTCACCAGGATATATATCAAAATCTCCTTGAATTACAAGTCGAGCTTTCAATAAAAATGTTTGATTATATCTAATGATTGATCTTCTAACAATCTCATTGCAATTGAATGTAGATTCTTTACATGTTTTTAGTTGTTCTGCTAAATCTGATCCTGGAGGCAATACACCAGTATTATGAATTTGATTAAAGATACTACTTGATTCTTTCTCAAGATTAAGATATGCACCAACTAGAGGTTTTTCTTTTCCAGCATTATTAATTTCTAAAAATGTATCGCTGCTATCATATAAATCAGAAATATATTCATTCGTATAATTGTTAAAAGTTTTTAGTTTTGACTGAGATAATGTAGATGTTTTTAAATTTTTGACAACATTCATACTATTTTCAAAATGAAAATTTGTTATCTTTGTCGTATAACCAGCCGGAAGTGTAGATGAATTTGTGTATATCATCTTTCTTTTTGGTGATTGTGAAAAAAGAACGTCTATAGATTTAAACTTATATCCATTATAAGTGTCATAGAAAAAATATCCAGCTAATTGTGGAAATTTTTCTGGAACTGATTTAGGTGCTAATAAAGTACAAAAATCAAAAGGTTTATCACTTTTACCTAAAATAGGAAGACAATTTACTGTAGTATCTACTTCAATATCTTTTGATGTTTTTAAATCTTCTTTCAATACTGCGGTAACAGTATCACTTATTTTCCCTTCATACCGTTTTATGACAAAACTGGATTCTAAAGAATTTTTAATATAATCTGGAGTACATAAATGTATTTCAAATGTCTCAGACATTGTGTTTGATCCACTAGAATCCACTTGTTCTACCATGAATTCTTTTTCACCAATAAATTCTAATTTATTTTTACGATCATCAACTAACACAAGTTCAACTTTTTCACCAGATGTTATTTTTAAATCATCTTCCTCTTCTATATTAACTGCAGAAGAACTAAGATCATCTCTATTTCCAGTGTCATTAATTTTAAAAGATGCTCTAATAGTGTCATCAAGCATACTTTGATATATTATCAATTCATTCAAACTACCCAATCCGAGAAGATTGATAGTTTTGCCGTAATTTGAATAAATTGCAAATGTTTCTATATTGTTATTATTTGACATTATTATCCATATGATTTGGGTATTGATAAACCAGAGAACATATCATCACCATCATTAACGTTTGGTAAAATGATTGGTTGCATCATAACTACAACATCTGCATCATTACTTTCATAACTTGCAGATTCTTCAATATTTTTGGATTTATTTGAGATAGATTTAGCTATTTTGGGTTGTGATTTGGAAGAATTTAATTTGCTATAAAAGTCCTCATAACTGATACTATTACCACTAGTATCAAAATATTTATCAGTTCCTTGACCAAAAAGGTTTCTTCCACTGACAAAGGTTCCTACATTGGGAACTTTAATTTGAGCTCCTGTTCCTTGATTTTGTCCTATAGATTTAATTTGTTGAGATGCCATCTCAGTTTTTGATGGTTTAATATCAAGGTCAAGTCCATAATGATCACCCATATCCTCGTCTGCAGATACAACCATCGATGGTGATTCTTGTTGTGGTGATTCTTGTTGTTCTGGATACCACATACTGGCGAAATTTTGCTCAGGTTTTTTCTCAGGTTTGTTTAAAGATACAACAGTTCCTGCTTTTGAAGTTCTAATATCTCCATGTCCAGTCTTAGAAAGGACATTTCCATCGGCATCAACTTGAACAACAAATGCACCATATCCACCACCCTCACGGTATTCAAGTTTAGATCCACCAAGTGTTGGTGACAGAATTTCAGCAGCTTCTGCACTCTTTCCAAATCTACCTTTTGCATCAGAAACCTGTGGAATATAGTAGTCTAAACTATCAAATTCACTATGAACTGAATGAGAATGTGCTCCAAATACTCTGTTTAAAAGTTTTACTTTATCTTGATAAGATGCATTTGGATTGTAAACCTCACCAGAAACAGCATCATTAGAAAATTCCATCTGCCGACCTCTACTAGCATATCCTCTTGCCAATTGATCAACTAAAGCAACTTTTTGTTTCATATCAAGAGATTTGTTGATTTTAGTATCAATATGATACTCAGTGCCAGATCCCATATATCCTTTTGGTGCAGTTTTTAATCCTGTTGCATATGCTCCAGAATCATCTGTTCCACTAAATTCAATTTTTGCTGCTTGCGGTTCACCAGTAGTATTTCCTGCAGTATTGAAGAAATGATTTTTGTACTTGGTAACATTTACATTTTGTGATGGATCATTAAAAGCACTCCCAGTTCTAAATCCTGTAGATGCTAACATTGTTTTTACGGCACTAGGATCTACACCATCCTCAATTAGTGCTGCTCTTAATTTTTCCGGATCTTTTGCTAACTCAATTGCTTTCAATGCATTTTGTTTTTGTGCATCTGTAAATGGACCATCAATACTACCATCACTAATTGGTTGATACTGATTTTTCCCCATGATAACACCAGTTATTGTATCATCATTAGCAAGGAAAGTTCCGGTGTTTGCTTTTCCAGATTGTATCAATCCTGTTCTGTTCATTACACTTCTTGCTACAAGTGCCATACCTAATGTTCCTTCTCCACCTGCCTCTGCAAGAACTAATCTTTGGAATAAATCCATTTCATTATCTTCAATTTGTGCGGTTTGAGGATCACCGGGTTTTAATTGTGTTCCAGATCCAGATCCAGATTGATCTCCTTTCCTCTGGAGTTTTGATTTCGCATCTTCATTACCAAGGAAAGATTCATAATCCATTCTCCTTTTTTTAGTAGGTTCTGATTCAGAGAAGAAAGAATCCTTAATGATTTTTATTTTCTTAAGTGGATTTCCAATAGGATTCAGAAATTCAGCCCAACCACCAAGTTGAAAACTACCAAGAAATGGTATAGTAATTTTAAAATCGCCAAGAGCTCCACCATCTTGATGTCTAATATTATCGAGTCCTTTAAAGAACCAATCTTTTATTAAAGTTCCAGTATCAATAACTTTTTGGAAAGTATTTGATAATTTCTTACCCATACCACCAATGATTCCCTTGGTCAACACTTGATAAAATAAATCACCAACATATTCACCAAGAATAGTTCCAACAATTGTACCGAGGAATGGAATTGGAATAAATGTTCCAAGAAAACCACCTAGTCCAGCACCACCAGCTTTAAATAATGCCTGCCCAACAGGTTCACCATTCATTAATGAAAAAATACCAGTAACAAGTGGACCTAAGATAGGTATTCTTCCACCACCAAATTTTGAAATTTTTGAAGCAAGTTTTGTACCAGCTCTACTTACACCAAGTCTTGCACCACGACCCATAATTTTAGTCGTGCCACGACTTATTGCTTTTCCTGCACCTCTTCTAAAAACTCCTCCTTTTGCAGCACCGGATCCACCCTTTAATCCTGGTCCTGCTGCTTGTGGTGTAATTTTACCAGATTTAATTGCTTTATCTACTATTGCCTTTGCTGCTGCTGGAGACTTTCCATTTTTTACAGCCTGCTCATATAATTTAGCAGCACTATTCCCATATTTTTTCTCCATTAATTTCGCACCAGCACTTCTTGAAGTGTATGATCTAATTGCAGAAGCTCCACCTCCACCTGTACCACCACCTTTAAATCCTGCTCCTGCTCCTGGTCCTGGTTTTGTAAATGGTCCTTTGGGTCCACCTTTACCACCAGCAAATCCTGGAACACCTACAAGGGCAAGTATTATGGCGATATTTGCAAACTTCTTAAATGCATCAGTAAATTTATCATATTCTTCTAAAGCACCTTCTCCACCAACTCCCTCAATCTCTTTTCTTATTGCTTCGTTTATATCATATGCACCCTCAATGAGAGAAACTATCCCATTGAAAATTACTCCAGTTACATTACCAAGAAAATCAGTGACAGGTGCAATAAATTTTATGAATTCTAGTAACTTATCATAATTGTTAAGTAAGAATATTAAAAATTTTCCAAGCAAAACATTACCAATAAAATTGGTAATTGCTGACATGATATTACCAGGAACCAGTTTTTTTGCTAATGCAAGACCTTTTGGACCAGCATTTAAATTTTCCCTTACATTTTCTCTGGTGTCTCTTTTATCTGTTTCTGTTATTTTTCTTTTCTTATCTGCATATTTTTTATCTTTTTTTAAATTATTCTTAAGAATTTTTTCAATATTAATAACTTGAGATCTTATTATTCTTATCTGAGAATCAGCACCTACAGTTTTTGTTGTTTGGTTTGAAGTAGGACTTTCCGAATCAACTGAGAAATTATTGACATTGATTCTATTTGGTTGATAAACTATGCTAGAAGAAGATTGAGAAGGAGATTCTTCACCAGAATTATTTTGAGTTTTTTTCTTAGATTTTCTATTAAAAACCTTAGAAGCTACAACTTTTTTACCAGTGGACTTAACCATCTGTCCAGCAAGTGCTCTTGATCCTGTTGCTAGTAACCCTAATGCCATTATCCTTCAACTCCGTAAGTATCGATTTTTCTTCTACGAGTTTGTGCAGATAATTTTGAAACTGTTGGGAATGTTGGTTCGGCCGTTCCAGCAGCTGGTCCTGGTGAATTATTAGGAGATCCACCTTGAATCGGAGGAAGATTAATTATGCTAGATTTAGGTGATCTAGATGGTGGTCCTGGAATATTTGGACTTACATTCTTATCTATAGGTACATTTTGAGATTTATTGCCAAGGATTGCATTTATTGGTTTCATATAGAAACCAGATAATCCTTCTTCATCAGTTAGTGATTGCATTAGTCCTTTTGGACCTGCTGGCATTGCCGGTGTTGTCGGTGTTAATGTTGAAGGTTGAATAAGTCTCTGTGGCATCGGTGAAGCAATGTTTGCTCTTTCCTTTCCATATTGAGATGTTTCATCATACCACATACTGAAGAAATTTTGCTCAGGTGATCTTAATACATCACCTTCTTGCATATTATCTTGCTGAGAAGTTCCTAAGAAGTAAGTTCTTCCCTGAACATGCTCTCTTGCATTTTTTTGGAAATCTGGATTAGATAATGCTTTTTCAGTGTCAAGTAGTTGCTGCATTGCAAGTTCCATAGTAAATCCTTGGTCTCTTCCTTTCTTGGAGTTCATAATTGCACGAGCTGCAGACTCTTTATCCATAATATTTTTCCAATCATCGGGATTTCCAAATGTTGGTTCATATTGCCCACCACCAGCAGCACCACCTTCAGATTGTGCTGTTATAATATTTTTTAATGTATTACTTGACTGATTATAGTTACTTCCGTAATTATTAACTGAATACAATCTATTATAAAGTGATTGTGCAACATCTGCTCTACCCTGTGGATTGGTATCCTCTAAAGCAGTAATTGCAAGTAGTGTTGCAAAATCAGCATCACTTATCTTTGGTCCTTGTGGTGCAGCAGGTACAGAACCACCCCCAGCGGCAAAAGTTTGACCTGATATAAGTTTAGGTTTATTTGTTCCACCACCTGCTTTATTCATATCCATCATGGTGCCAAGACCAAATTTATTCACAGCACCTTTACTCATAACAAATTCACCAGGAGTAAGCATAGCAGGGACAGTATCAGTTCCTAAACCACCTCCACTATATCCTTTTGCCTTTATTGGTTTACCATCTGCAGTAACTGGAGAACGAAAAGGATTTACATATCCATCGGGTTTAATTCCAAGTTTACCCATTTTTTCAACCATCTTTTGATTTTTTGATTTGATGGTATTAATATTATTTCCAAAATTTTTGAATGATTCTCCAATAAATCTATCATTTCTCTCCTTTTCACTCATTGGAGGTTTAGATTTACTCTCTGGAGTTTGGTTCATTGGAACTTCTCTAGTTCCAGATTTTACTGCTTTTGATGTTGGAACCTGACCATATTGTCCATATATTTTATTCAAAGACTCATAACGTGTATCCATGGCATCATATGTACTCAATTGCCTTGAAGGATCTCCAGTGTCTAATCTATTATATCTTTCAATGTCTTCTGGTGTATACCTTGACCTTCTCATTGATCTAGGAATTTCCATTCCAAGAAATTTTTGAACTGTTGTTCCTTCGTCAACATATTGTCCTCTTGATGCTCTTGGTGCCATTACAGTACCAGTTCCTGGAAGGAAACTGAATGCATCTACAAGACCACCACCAGAAGCATAAGTAATGCCTTCTCTTATCTCTGGTTTATTAGTGCCACCAGCAGCAGCATTCATCGATGCCATGGTATCTGCTCCATACTTCTGCACAGCACCTCTACTCATAACAAATTCACCAGGTGATAAAACAGCAGGAACGGTGTCCTTGTTTGGTCCTTTACCTGGAACTATTCCACCCTCTTTCATACCAACAGTATCACCTATTTTAATTTCATTTCCAGCAGAATCGAAATTATCACTATCTGCTCTCTTATCTTCTGGTGAAGTTTTTTGTGTAGATGATTTGTTGTTTTCTGATTTGTCGTTTCCTGATTTGTCATTTAAAGAGGGTAGTACACCTCTAGTAAATGTTTCCATAATATTAAAAGGTTTTGATAGTTCATCTGCTTTCTCTTTTGGAGAAGCATCAGTCATACCTTTTTCATCTATTTGCTCCTTAGTGCTATCCATAGATCTTTTCACTAGGAAACCGGCAGCTATTGAGGCAGCAATCGCAGCAGTTGCAAGCGGATTTTTTGCTGCCAATTTCATTAATCCTAAAGTTTTTCCCAATAAGAATTTGGTAAGGCCAGAAAGACTTCGGACCATCAACCTAACAAATCCACCTAAAGGTGTTACAAACATTAAGAATGCAGCAGTAAGTGCTGGCCACCAATCTTTCAAGAAATTCCCAATTGCTTCAAGTTTTTTCTTATTATCTGGATCAGCCATCCATTGTAATAATGAAAATACTGCTTTTCCTAAAAGAACATTTTTAATGAAATTACCAATCATTTCGAAAATGCCGAGTTTTGGTAATGAACCCTTAAGGTTTTTAAGGAAATTTCCAGATTTTTTAACTTTCTCTCTATTTTGTTCTCTAGTTTTTCTCTTTTCTTTTTCTAATTGCTTTCTTTCAGCTTCTCTAATATCACTATCAACTTTACTTTTATTTTTTAAGATATCTTGTATAGATCTTAATGACTCGGTAATTTGAAGTAGATATTCTAAATTTTTTGCTTGATTTTCTTTTTTAGGTTCATCAACAGCAGGTTCTAATTGATCTACAGATCCTAAATTACTTGGTGATATAAAATTTTTTGCTCTTATTGGAGAAGAATTTTGGTTATCTAATACCTTTTTCTTAATAGTAAATCTTCCAACTTTTCTCTTTACTCTTTTAAATTCGTTAGTAAGTAGTTCAGTTTCTTCTGTTGCTAATTTGCTGGAAGACATTCTACCAGCAACCATTTTCTCCCTCAGGAGAGTCAAATATGTTGAGTAATCAATGTCAAAAACTTCTTCCAATCCAAGAAGTCTTAAGATCCTTTCATCTATTTCTTCATCTACAAGATCATCTTGACGAGTTCCTTCATATACAGTTAGAGCTTGCTCTCTCTTACCTTCATCTCGTATACTTTGAAGTAACTCGTCTAGATCAACCATTTGCTGCCTGTTGTTTAAGTTTCTCTTCTTCTAAATGCTGTTGTAACAACATAACATAGATATCTCTTTCAATAGGCATCATATTTTCAATTTCCGTCAATGAGTATTTATGATACTGCATCAAAGCGAAATTTAATTTGAAATAGTTTTCAAGATCCATATGGATCATGCCTATGCGAAAAAAGATGCAAGTCCCTCAAGTACAACTTCACTTTCAATATTAGTATTAGGATTTTTAATACTTATCGTATGTGATAATTTAGGCATTGTAGCAAAGAATTTCTCAATTTTTCTGAATTGAGTAGAGTTCATTTGCTCTAAAAATTCAACAATTTCTTTTTTCGTGCAATCCTCAGCAGTCCAAACTTCATCTTCTGTAAAAACTTGAGAAACACATGATGCAATCATATCGAAAGATTTCTCAGCATCATTACCTTCTGCTTGAAAGTTTTCTTTAATGAATTGATTTAGTGATGGATATTTCATTTCAAGCATAACTTCATCAGTTACTTTAATCTGAGTGGTATGACCTTCTGGTTTTTGAACTTCAATATCTTCAACATTAATTTTTACAGGAACACTAGTTTGTCCATCATCAGGACAAATAAGATTAACATCTAGTTCTTCACCAACAGATTTTCCACGAATATTTAAGAACAAATACTCGATATCAAATGTTGGGAGATCTTCTACTTTAATTCCTCTTGTAGAAATGCAATTCTTGATTACGGTTTTAACTGCATTTGTAATTTGTTTTGTATTTTCAGATTCTAGAGCAAAAAGTAAAACTTTTTCTTCTTTTACTAGAAATGGTCTATACTTAATCGTCTGTCCAGTTGACGGTAATTCCAACTCAAATGTTGGTGTAGAAATCTTTGGTAATGGCATGAATATTCAACTCAGTGATGTATTTAGGTAATTATCTAAAACCTCTTGAAGATGTATCTGAGACCGTAGTAATACTAGATCCGAAGGATGATATTTGTTCAACAATATTACCATTAGGTAACATAAATTCAGTTTTAGTTTGGTTTGGACCAATCTGAGATTGTCCGACTATATCTGCATCTTGCAACGGATCAGATTTTGGGGGAGCTGCGGATCCAGTACTTTGAACTGTATATCTTATAAAAGACATAGTAACAGTTGTTTTCAATATTTCAGAAGATTCGTAAGTAATAGGAGTTGAATTTATAGCAATTGGATATGCACCAATAAGTGTATATTGTAATTGTGTTTGTTCATCAGATCTATCAACATCTTTTTCAAATTTAGTTATACTTATATAATCTGCTTGATAATGCTCTGGAAACTTAACCAAATATCTTGAACCTTTGTCGGTTGGATCAAAACTATTTTTGTCTTCATTAGTTATACCTGCCATCCATCCTTCAAAAAATCTAAGTATTGAATAATTTCTATCTACCATAAAGGTAAAATCCATTCGATTATCATAAGAACGTCTATAAACATGTTGTTCAGTAACACCTTGAATATCATTTGTTACTTCATGTGTCATAAAAGATGATCCAGGAAGTGTAGTATCAGTGCATGAAAGGGCAATTAATAGTTGAGTATCTGAACTTATGTTTAACTTATATCTTGATCCTTGAATAGTATCCTTTACTCTGTCTGGAGCTAAAAAATATACCTCATAATGAGATGTTGTTGCTGGTGTCATTATCCGAGATTTAAGCTCAGACATAAGTCTTGACGTTCCTTTTGGTGCAGCCATCTATAAATAAGTATACCTTTGCTATACTATGTATAAGGGATGAGAGAAACTAATAAAAGCATATACAAACCAACAAATCCTCAAAAATATATTGGGGATATTAATAATATTATTTGCCGTAGTAGTTGGGAGAGAAGGTTCTGCGTCTGGTGTGACAAAAATGAAAATATTTTAGAGTGGGGAAGTGAAGAGTTCTGGATTCCTTATCGTTCTCCTGTTGATAATCGAGTTCACAAATACTTCCCAGACTTTTTCATTAAGGTTCGTGAAAAGAATGGATCAATTAAAAAGTATGTGATTGAAGTAAAACCACATAAGCAAACACAACAACCAAATCCTAAACCAAAACGCAAAACTAAGTCTTGGTTATATGAAGTTAAGACTTATGCAGTCAATCAAGCAAAGTGGAAAGCAGCATCAGAATTTTGTGCTGATCGTTTACTTGAATTTAAGATAATAACAGAAAACGAACTGGGTATCAAAAGATGAGTCGTGCTGAGGCATTAGAATCAAAAGTTGTTACACTTTCTGATCCTGACGATTATATGGAAGCAATTCTTGAGGTATTTACAGAATCTGAATTTGTTCCAGAGGCAGGAAATTATTATACTTTTGTCTATATGGCAAAAACACCCAATATAATGTATGATCAACATCCACTGATTGCTTGCACTGGAGTTTATCAGTGGGGATTTACTGGAATAAATTTTCATCTTAGTTCATCAAGAAGATATACTTGGAGAGAAGTTATTGGAAAACTTCATATTATCTCTAATGATGAAATATCATATTTAAGATCATTACCTTATCAAAAAATCATCCTAAATAACTAGACGGAAAGTAAATGAATCAATGTCGTTACAGGTAGAGAATATAACCATATCATTTGCTCCAACAAACCCTGCAGATATTTCTGATCAAAAAGGGGAATTGAACTTTAACGCCACTGTACAAACAGAAAGTTCTACAGGAAAGTCAAAATTAACTGTAATATTTTCTGGTGAGGAAGTAGAATTATATTCGTTGAATGGTTATTCAAAACAAACAGAAAAATTTGACAAAAAAGTAAGACCAGTTAATAGTCCGGAGAATACCATTTTTGCTATTTTAAAAGCAAACGGAAAGTTAAAAAGTCGTAATTATAAAAGTGATAATGAAGCAAAAAACTTCATTGCAACAGGGATGTATATTCCCAATAGTAGATCTGGAACACAACAGTTTCAAGATGCAGCTCAGCAATTATTTCAAGCATCAGCAACTCCTGCAGAAAGATCTCAGGTTGCTAATGCTTCTTCAGAAGCAAGTAATTTTACTGGCACTCAATCATCAGATTCTCCAGACACAACAACATCGGGAGCAACTGGAGAACCTGGAGCAGAAATTCCAGAGGGTTCTTCTACACCAGATGCCAGTTCTCCACCCGTTACAGCATCAGATGTTGAAGGAGGAGGAGGAGGTGAAGGATCTAATAATGGTGGGGATGGGTCAGACAGCCAATCTTTGACTGGTGATATCAATAGTCAATTTAGTGAT